AATGGGGATCAAGACTGGCTAACGGAAGTTGGGGGATGGAACACCTTCCCGCCCGGCATGTTCGTAAGCTACCGCTCCCACGCTGGCGAGACCATCCCGACCGGGGCCGTCGCGGTCATATTCCACGGCGAGCCGAAACCCCCTGATTGCGGCGGATGGGTGAAGCACGTCTGGAAGGTGGGCGGCGATTACGTCCTGCCGAAAATGGACGGCGGCAACGTCAGTCAGGCTCAAATCCTCAAGAACGTGGAGGCCAATTGCAAGCGCCCGCTCCCGTGGTTCATCGGTTTCCCAAAGGCAAAAGAGGCCGTTGTCGTCTGTGGCGGTCCAAGCCTCAAGCGGTCGATCTACAGCCTGAGGAACCGGCAGAGGGCGGGAGCCCACATCATCGCGGTAAACGGCGTCGCCAACATGCTGCGAAAGCACGGCATTCACCCTGACGGGATCGTGCTTCTGGATGCCCGGCCCGAGAACATCGACTTCATCCAGCCGACCAAGCACGCGGTAACATACTACCTAGCCAGCCAGTGCGACCCGTCGCTGTTCGATGCCCTTAAGGATCAAAACGTCGTCGTCTGGCATTGCGCCAACGGCATCGCCTATCAGGAATTGATGGACGTGCTTGAGCCCTACGACAAAACGCACCCCATCGTGGTTGTGCCGGGCGGGGGAACGGTGGGGCTACGGGCGTTGAACCTGTGCTGGATTTCCGGCTTCAAGCGCATCCACGTCTATGGGATGGATTCCTCGTATGAGGATGACGCCCATCACGCCTACGCACAGCCGCTCAATGACGGCGAGACGGTCATCACCCTTCGCCTTGGCGACAAGACCTACAAGGCCGCAATCTGGATGGCCCGCCAAGCCGAAGAGTTCAAGGAAGCGTGGATGCACTTGACCGGCCAAGGCATTACACTGCGCGTTCATGGCAAGGGGCTAATCCCCGATCTAGCGAGGGTTCTATGTCAGGTTGGATAGGCGAAGCGGCGCAGGAGATTGCCCAAAAGGGCGATTGGTGGTGGCCGACCAGCGACGAACAATGCCGCCCGGCTGGATAACTCCACGCATGAAGTCGTTATTCAGGCTGGGGGGAACGTGGGGGTCTATGCCGCCATGCTCGCCAAGCACTTTGCCGAGGTCTACACCTTCGAGCCCGATCCGACGAACTTCGCCTGCCTGTCGCGCAACCTCGCCAACCGCGCCCCGAACGTGCGCTATTACGAAAGCGCCCTTGGTGCGGAGGAAGGCTCCTGCGACGTTTACGAGGTCGAACAGGGCAACTGCGGAGCGCACAAGGTAGGTGTCCGTGTCGATGATGACGGCATCCCCGTAACCACCATCGACACGCTGGACCTGTCCCCCTCGCTCATCTGGCTCGACATCGAAGGCCATGAGCTTGAGGCCCTGAAGGGCGCGCAACGGACGCTGGCGCGGTGTTCGCCGACCATCATCCTTGAGGTCAAGGGACTGGGCGAGAACCCCACCGCTTGGCTAGAGGCTCGCGGCTACACGGAACGCTCCCGCCTTGGGCGCGATATACTTTACAAGAGGGACGCATGAAACAGGACCAAGACAACTCCATCCCGGTTTTCTACGTGAAGGCGGTTCAGCACAACTTCCGTTCGCAGGAAGAAGGCAGGCCCATTTTCGTGGACAAGGATTACGTCCGGATCATCATTCCGGGCGACACCCGCTCGGAAGTGGATCGCGAGGTTCAGGACAAGGACAAGGATCGCTGGCCCGAGCAATGGCGGCGCTTCAAGGAAGACGCGGAAGAGGCCACGGACGGCACCCCCCTTGAGCAGTGGCCCGCCGTGAGCGTGTCACAGGTCGCCGAACTGAAGGCCAAGAAAATCCGCACCGTGGAGCAGCTTGCGGGCGTCTCTGACGGGCAGCTTCAGAACCTGGGCCTAGGCGCTCGCCAGCTACGCGACCGCGCCAAGGCGTTCCTTGAGGCGGCGGCGGGCAATGCTCCGCTGGATGCCGCCCTGTTGCGCGAGTCCAAGCTTCAGGAAGAAATCGACGCGCTCAAGGCGCAAATGAACTCACTCATTCAAGCCCAAGGGAAGAACAATGGACGCGACACAGCGGGAGAGCGGAGACAAGTCAGTGAAGAGGGGGGCGCATTTCCAGAAGGTTGAGAACCGCGTCACCTTCATGTATGTTTCGGACGCGAATTCCATCGTCGGACCCCGCGCGGCCACCGAGCAAGATCAAAAGAACCACCCCGAGGCTTGGGCGGCGTTCCTGATCGAAGAAGGGCTGTCTCCACTGGACAGGGACGGCGACGGCTCAAAGGGCGGAAGCCTGACGCATGACGCTGCTGACCATCATTCAGGACGTAACGGACCTCCTGAGCCTGCCCCGGCCCCAAGCGGTCGTCGCAAGCCAGGACGCCCAAGTAAGGCAGCTTTACGCGCTGGCGAATGAAGAGGGCAAGGAGCTTGCGAGTCGTCACGACTGGCAGGCCCTTACCATGCAATACACCTTCGACACGACGGAGGCGGCGGTTCAGACCAGCGCCATCCCCGCCGACCTCGACAGGTTCATTGCGAACACGTTCTTCAACCGAACCACCCGACGAAACCTGCTAGGCCCGCTGACCCCGCAAGACTGGCAAGCGATCCAGGCCCAACCCCAGCTTAACCGCGTCTACATCTCGTGGCGTGAGCGGGGCAACATCTTCCTCGCCACGCCCGACCCGGTTCCGCCTACCCAAACCATCGCCTACGAGTATGTGACCAAGAATTGGGCCATCTCGGCAGCAGGAACCCCGCAAGCCCGCTTCTCTGCCGACGATGACACGTCCTACCTTGATGAAGAGCTGATCAAGCTTGGTGTCCGCTGGCGCTTCATGAAGACCAAGGGGTTGGAATACGCCGAGGACTTCCGCACCTATGAGCGACAGGTCCAGCAAGCCCGAGGCCGCGACGGCGGCGCAACCCGCCTGAACCTTCGCGGCTATGATGGGTTCGTCGCCTCCATCTACCCGGAAGGCACGTTCCCTGGGCCGAACTGATGCCGGTAGTCACCGATTATGCCCTCCCCATAAAGCAGAACGACGAGCTTTTCAGGCTAAAGCTGAACGGCATCCTTGGGGACACATACGCCCGTATTTCCAACACCGTGACTCCGGCCAATTTTGGCTCGCTAACCGGCACGGCGACGGTTAATACCGCAACCCTGCTGGCGTTCCACGACTATTGCATCGCCAACCGCATCCGGGGGTATGTTCCTCGCGGGACCTATGCGGTCAACGGGCCGATCTCCACGCCCAGCACGGTCGCCAGCGGCGTCTTGAACGTCTTTTATGACGACGTGACCATTGAGGTTGATGCGGGCTCCACGGCCTTTGAGTTTCTGCTGTCGGTGTTCTCGACGGCGCTTAACAGTCACCGGGTGTGGGGAAGGCTGACCCTCAACTGTTCCGACAAGGTTCAGCGCGGACTGGTCATATCCAGCAATTCGGGCGGCACCGCTCTGGGCGCGACGTGTACTATAGAAGGCGTCGAGGTTAACGACGTTTACGCCCCGTCTGGCTCTAATGGGGTTGCCTACGGCGCACAGGTGCTGGGGCCGTTCGAGCAATACGGAATCCGTGATCTGTCCTTTAACCGCGCGTCGCGCCACACCAGCTTGGATGCGACGGGTGACTGCAAGGGGATCCGCATTGGCGGCCTTTGCACGGACATCGTGCTTGAGCGCATCGTTGCCAAAAACATCCTCAACGCGGTGCAGGACGCTGACGGCATCGCGGTTTTCGGGGGGCTGGATGGCTCAAGCCTCCCGCGAGGCAAGCGGGCGACGTTAATTGATTGCGTGACTGAAGATTGTCAGGGGCGGGGCATCAAGACCCAATGCGCGGAGACGGTGGTGGTCCGCCCCAAGTTCATCCGTCAGGCGGTTGTTTCCATCCCCAACGGCCACGACGTGGACAGCCAGTATGGCTCCATGATCGTTGACCAGCCTTACTTCCGGTATCAGAAGAACGGCGGCACGTCCCCGCTCGGAACGTCATTTATTCCATTGGCGTCCCAGCACCTGTATCCTGACGACGAGAAGGTAACACGGGTTATCGGCGGCGAACTTCACACGGAGGTGGCCGTCCGGAATGTCCTTTATGCTTTTCTGGACAGCGACTCGCCCACTTCCGTTTTCTCCGTTGATGGGATGAAGGTTATTCCAGAGGCCCTTGCCACTACGGCCATCTCTCGCGGACTGATTGAGTTTGACGCATCCATCATCGAGGCGATGGCAAACAAGGTGCACTTTGAGTGCATCAACACCAACGCGCCGAACGACAACAAAATCCTGACTTATACGGGCTATGTCAGCGCTGACATCTCAGCAAGGCTGAGCTTTGACCTTCGGGACAATACCAACACATTGGACCCCGCAACGACGGCTCGCGCGTTTGCGCCACAATCGGGGGCAACCATCGTCGCGGTGGATCAGTACCGCTTCTGGAACAACCCCGGATATTCCAGCCTTCAGGAGGCCGGGTGGGTTGCTGACGTGGCGAACGGCGCGCTGCTGGCGGGCAATGACTTCACCGTTGATCTGGCCACGTCCACCATCATCAACGGCCCGACCCTGCCCGCCTCTGGCTACGGGCGCGTTGTGGTTGGCAATCAGTCCCTCCCGGCCTCTGATTATCTCCCCCGTGAAATCATCATCGGCGATTTCGAAAAGCACTACGGGACGCTAACCGGGACGTGGAACGAACTTGGGCGGCCCATTATCGAGGGGAGCGCCACCTACAACCCCGGCAATATTGCTGCTGGTGCGGTTGACCCGATCCAGACGATGACGGTAACGGGCGCGGCGTTGGGCAATCCGGTCACAGCCTCGTTTAGCCTTGACTTGCAGGGCGTCGAGCTGGTTGCGTGGGTGAGCGCGGCAAACACAGTCAGTTATCAATTCGTCAACCCCGCTGGCGCTGCCGGTGCGGTTGATTTAGGCTCAGGGACCGTGCGGGTGATTGTGCATAAATGAGACAAGCCCTCCGCTCCAATCCGAACCGCCAACAGGTCGCCCAAGCACGATCCATCCCCGCGCCGATTGGTGGTTGGGATGCACAGTCCGCCCTTGCCAAGATGCCGCCCACGAACGCGGTCATTCTCGACAACTGGATTCCGCGCCCCGGCTATATCGAGATGCGCCGTGGATATGCTCAGCAAGCCATCGGGACGGGCTTGGTCGAAACCCTGCTGATCTATCGCGGGGCGGGTTCGGGCTCCGATGAGATTTACGCGGCGGCGGATGAGTTTATCTATGACGTGACGGTGCAGGGCGCGGCCCCCGTAGAGGTGGGTTCGGCCTTCACGTCGGCCCGCTGGCAATACGTGAACTTCGCCAACGATGCGGGCGCGTTCCTGATCGCGGTGAACGGCGAAGACACGCCCATCAAGTATGACGGCACGACGTGGGGAACCACGACCATCACCGGCACGGCGGGGGCCATTACGCTCGACCCCGACACGCTCATTGACATCATGGCCCACAAGCGCCGCCTGTTCATGATTGAAGAAGCGTCGATGCGGGTGTGGTATCTGGATACCAACGCCATCGCGGGGGCTGCCAATCTCCTAGACCTAGGCCCCGTGTTCCAGATGGGCGGGGCGCTTCAGTGCTGCGCTACGTGGTCGCTGGACGGCGGGCAAGGCGTTGACGACTTCGCGGTGTTCATGACGAACCAGGGCGAGGTCGCGGTCTATCAGGGGACGAACCCCGACCTTGCGACCGAATGGGCCTTGATCGGCGTGTTTTCCGTTGGGCTTCCCCTTGGGCGGAGGGCGCTGTTCAAATATGGCTCCGACCTGATGGCCGTGACCACGGACGGCATCGTTCCGCTAAGCCAAGCCCTGAAGCTGGACCGCGCGCAAGAGAACCTCGTCGCGGTCACGTCCAAGATTCAGAACGCCTTCGCGCAGTCCACCATCCTCTACGGGTCGAATTTCGGCTGGCAGGGGATGCTTTATGCTCGCGGCTCTCTCGCAATCATCAATATCCCGACCGCTGAAGGCTCCACGTCCGTCCAATACGTGCAGAATATCCTGACGGGCGCGTGGTGCCGGTTCACGGCCATGAACGCGATGTGCTGGGCCATCGCCAACGACGTTCCGTACTTCGGCGGGCTCGATGGGGTCTATATGTGGGACACGGGCGCGGCGGATGACGGAGAGCCCATCCAGGCTGATGCCTTGTCGGCCTTCTCTGCCTTCGGAGGCTCCGCGCAGAACAAGAAATTCACCATGCTCAGGCCCGTGCTTCGGGCTCCCAACTCCGTCCGTCCTGCCCTTGAGATGCTTGTCGACTTCAAGCTGAAGCTGCCGAGCGCGGTTCCTACCGTTGTCGGGACCACGGAAGCGATTTGGGATGAGGCGATCTGGGACAACGGGGTTTGGGCTGAAGAAGACGCCATTCGCTTTGACTGGACATCCGTAACCGGCCTTGGCTACTTCGGAGCCCCGCGCATGGTGGTTTCGATCCAATCCACGACCAGCAGCAGCCTATCGACCGGCGGGGGTGACATCATCGTTACCGGCGGGGGCGATACGCTCATCACGGAAAGCACGCTTTCCAATGCCGTGGCTGTTCAATTGATCGGTTATGACTTGCAATTCCAAGTCGGGGGTCAACTCTGAGGCTGTTTGTAGACCCTCGCATGGCGTGGTGGGTCGCCGACCGTATCGACCAGATGGGCGATGGGTCCGACTTTGGCGATTGCACGGCCTTTGGTGTGATGGGCGAGACCGGCATTCTTGGCGGCGTGGTCTTCAATAACTGGATACCGCGCTACAGGTCAGTAGAGGTGTCATTCGCCTCCGCAAGCCCGCGCTGGCTGACCCGGCCCATCATAAAAAGCATTATGAATTACCCCTTCGATAAGCTAGGGTGTGAACGGGTAACCGCGCTCACACCGTCACGAACGGCCAGCGCGCGGCGGTTCCTGCAAACTTTCGGGTTCGTCAAAGAGGGCGAAGTTCGAAAGGGGTTCGGGGACGACGACGCCGTAATCTCCGGGCTCCTCAAAGAAGAATGGCTTGCGAGCCGTTGGAGCCTAGATGGGAAAGTCGACACCCAAGCCCCCCACGCCTCCCGATCCGGTAGCGACGGCCAACGCCCAAGCGGCGGCGAACCAGGCTACCGCACAGCAGGAAGCCGAGCTTAACCGCTACAACCAGATCGGTCCGACCGGCAACGTAACGTGGCAGCAGCCCACGGACGGGTCGAACCAATGGACGCAAACCACGTCGCTCAGCCCCGAGCAACAGGCGATCTATAACCAGCAGACACAGGCCCAAGCCGGTGCGCTGGGCATCGCCAACCAGCAGCTTGGCAACGTGTCGAACGCGCTTAATACGCCGTTCAACTACAACAGCCTTCCCGCGTTGCAATACGGCGTCAACGGCCAGCCGATCCAGCAGGGATTCGACCAAGGCCAAGCGGTGCAGGGCCATGTCGGGGCCGATGACTTCGGAGATGAGCGCGCCCGCGTTGAACAGACGCTATGGGATCAAGCCCGCTCGCGCCTTGACCCGATGTGGCAGGAGCGCGAATCCGGCCTGAACAACATGCTCGCCAATCAGGGGTTCTCGATGAACTCCACAGGCGCGCAGAACGCCTACGGGGCCTTTGGGCGGGATCGTAACGACGCCTACAACACCGCGCTCTACGGGGCCATTACCGGGGCCGGGGCTGAACAATCCCGCCTTTGGGGTCAAGACCTCGCGCAAGGCCAGTTCGCCAATCAGGCGGCGGGCCAGCAGTATGCGCAGAACCAGGGGCAGGCGGCGTTCGCCAACACGGCGCAACAGCAGGCCTATCAGCAGGCCCTAGCGAACGCGAACCTGAACAACGCCACGCGGGATCAGGCCGGGCAGGAAATGGCCTATGCCCAGAACCTGCCGATCCAGCAGTTTTCGGCGCTGATGAGCGGCAATCAGGTGACGATGCCGACACAGAACTTCACGCCCACCGGAGTGGCCCCCACGGACTACCTCGGGGCTCAGGCGCTCTATCAGCAGCAGGCGAACGCCAACTACCAGACGGCGGCGCAACAGCAGGCGGCGCTTCTTGGCGGCCTGTTCCAACTTGGCGGATCGGCGGCAATGGCCGCGTCTGACCGTCGCCTGAAAACCGACATCGAGCCCTTCGGCAAGCACAAGGGCCGCGATTGGTGGTTCTACCGCTACATCTGGGATGCGCCGGGCATTCGTCGCCTTGGCGTCATGGCTCAGGACATTCTCAAGACCGATCCGCACGCTGTCCACATGGACGAAAGCGGCTTCATGAAGGTGAACTATGCAAGCCTTGTCTAACCTCGCCACCGCGCTTCAGCAGCAGTCGGGTCCGAAGGTTCCCAACCCGCAAGGCCAAGCCCCTGCGATGGGGGGCGTGACGCCTCAACCGCGCCCGATGTTCCCGCCGCAGGGAATGCCGGGTATGCAACCGCCCCAGCCTCAACCGGGCATGGGCCAGATGCAGCCTCCCCAGATGCAGCCGCAAGTGATGCCGCAACAGCAGCACGCTCCGCAAATGCCTCCGTCTGGCGGGATCGTTCCTCCGAACTTCAACCCCGGCATGATGCCCGGCATGGGGCCGCGTCCCGACTTCGGCCAGCAGATGGGACAGCAGCGCCCGTTCCCGCAACAGGGCCAGTTCGCACCCCACGGCGGCGGACAATTTGGAGGCGGCCAGTGGGCGCAACGCCTTCAGCAGCGTCAAGACGGCGGGGCCGGAAGGCTGGGCGGCCTCATGGGGCTGCGCGGCTAAATGAACCTGTCTGACGCCCTCGCGCAAAGCCCTGTCGTAAGGCGGGCTCAAACGCGGAGCAAATACCTTGAGGACGCACTCGCTTCGATCCAGGCATCGGGCGAGAAGATACAATCATGGGGTGAGCTTGCCGCGAAACTGGCGGCGCTGGGCATCACGCAATACTCCAAGGGCAAGGCGGATAGCAGCCTACAGGAAGCCCTACAGGGCGAGTTTCAGGGTCGCCAGTCGTCGCTCCTGTCTCAACTTGAAGGCTTGGGCGGCCCGCCGTCGCAACCCGCTCCAGTCGCTCCGCAGGCCCCCGCCCCACAACCGGGCGCTATGGGCGCTGGCGCGGGCGGGCTGGCGTCTGCCTTGGGTGCGCCGCCTCCCGCTCCGGCTCACGGTTACAGCCCGCAAGACCTTGACCTTGTAGCGCGCACCGCGTGGGGCGAGGCTCGCTCGGAAGGCCCGCAAGGCATTCAGGCGGTTGCGAACGTCATCTTCAACCGCGCTCGCCAGACCGGCAAATCCCCCGCTGAAATCGTCCGCGAGCGTGGGCAGTTTGAGCCGTGGATGAACCCGACGACCCGCGCCCGCATGGAGGCGCTTACGCCCGATCAGCTTGCGCCCATCATGCAGGCGATCCAACCCGCGCTTGAAGGACAAGACGTGACGGGCGGGGCCGATCACTTCTATAGCCCGCGCGCCCAAAGCGCCTTGGGCCGCCGTCCGCCCTCGTGGGACAACGGACGCGGCGTTGACCTTGGCAATCATCGGTTCTTCTCGCTTGGCTACGGCCCCGGCGCACCGACCGGCCCGAACCCGCAAGCCGCCCCGCAACAGCCGCCCGTTGAATTTAGCCCCGAGACTAACCAAGCCCTTCAAGGTCTTGGCATCGGTCTTGGCGGCCAGCCTTCTGCGCCCGGCCCCCAGCCGACGCAGGAACCGCCCCCTGCGCCTTCCCCTCAAGGCGTGGGGGGCAACCCTCAGGCTCCGCAACAGCAGCCCAATCCGCTAGGCGCGACGGCGGGCGAAATGCAGATGATCCGCCAACTTGCCTCGCGGCCTGAGACGTATGACCAAGCGCAGGCAATGGTCATGAAGATTCAGCAGCGCATGAACGCGCCGACGCAATACGAGACGACGACGGTTAACGGTGTTCCCGCCTACTATAATCCCGCCAATCCGCAGGGCGGAATTACGCCGTTTCCCATTCCTCAGGCGGCCATGTCTCAGGTTGTGTCTGGTCAAGAGGCTGGCGTCCCGGGCGCGGCCCAAGGAACCGCCTTCAACCGCTCTCCGACCGGCGGCGTGACGCAGGCGTGGGCTCCCCCGAGCGGCTTTCAGGCCGCGCCGGGTGGGCGGCAATCGTATATTCCGGGAAGCTCTGCCGACCCGACAACCGGCGAAAACCGCATGGCGGCCCTGCGCGGGTTCCGTCAGGAGCTTGCGCCGGTTCTTACCGCCGCGACCCAGCTTCAGCGCAACTACAACGCTGTGCAGGCGGGCTACCGCCAACAGAACGGCGCGGGCGACATTGCCATCATCAACGGCATCCAGCGCCTGATTGACGAGGGCGTGGTTCGTGAAGGCGACGTGGCGCTGCAACTGAAGGCGCAGGGCATCAACGGCGGCATCGCCGGGCTGCGCGGGTTCATTGACTCCAACGGCATGTTCTCGCCCCAAATCCGCCAGCAACTCTATACGACCGCGACGGACATCTATCAGACCACGAACGCGACCCTGCGCGACCGTGTGCTTCCATACCGAGGG